ATAATACCGTTCGAATTCACAGTCACTGTAACTATATGTCACCAAATGACTATGAGAAATTATATGCAAACTACAAGAAAAAGGCAGCTTTGATTGCTGGATAACTGATTGATAAAAACCTCAATTTAACTTGTACTCAAACTTGACATAGGACCAAGGTATCTCATGGAAAAGATAAGAGACGCCGCGAGAGAAGGCAGTTACATGCTGAAGATAGAAGCTGAAGACATGACTAGCGAAAAAATGAAAAAGCTGGACGAATTGGGATATAAAGTTGTCGGAATAAATCCAAACGACTTTGTTGTTTCACGCAGCCTCTATCAAATGCCAGCAAAAGAAAGTCCATACTACATCATCAGCTGGAGGGAGTAACATGCAAGCACATAAAGAAGAACAGCTTTTGGCCCTTTTGGACGCAAAGAAAGACGAGTTCTGCACGGCAAATAACAATGACTGCAAATCATGCTTGATGGAAGACGGGGCCGGACACTGCAATATTGTCAATATGGCATGGAATTTGCTACGAGCAGATAAAGGGAAAAGACAGGGAAAAACTTATAAGACACCTGTATAAAAGACTAAAAGAGGTGATTTCATGCTACTAGAGATACCAGACGCGAAAACAAGCTTAGAACAATCTATAGAACATAAAAAGGATATGGATGTTGCAAGACGCTTAAACGCTGAACTGAGGATACAGGATGCGATATTGGGAGCGACTCTCAAAGGTGAACTTTCAGTATGCGTTGACTGGTACATTGTAGACATAGATTTACGAAAAGAACTTGAAAATATGGGGTACAAACTAAAAGAAGAAAAAGCCTTACACGGAGTTAGATTACGAATTTCCTGGGGAGACGATAATGGAAGTCAAGCCTGATAAAGTAAAATTATTAGACCTGCTAGAATCCTTTCGGGTGCATATGTGTACACAAAATCACGCCATGGAGCATTGCGTCAGAGATGGCCAATGCCCTATGGCCTACCCGGCCCAGTTTACAGTAGAAGGCAACGAAATCAGCACAATCAATTATTGCATGATAGAAACAGTTAAAGCAGCTATGAGCAAGAGCATGGACGAAAAAGGAGAGATAGAACATGGCTGGCCCAGGGCACCTCATAAAGGATGGTGTATACATGATAAAGACAGCAAAAGAAGCAAAATTGTTGGCGAAAATGAATGGTGACAGGAAGGTAAAAAGACTATACTTGCAGTACATGGAAACCATACAACAATTCGCAAGCGACGGTAAATATGTATTGATCGTCCATGGCCCTTTTACCTGTCATGAAAAAACGGCATTACAGCTACTAAAAGAAAATGGATTTGTGGTGTCTAGGCATTCCTACGTATACGATGGTATTTGTTGCGAAGACATGTATTGCAAAATAAGTTGGGAGTAACATAAAAGACCGTGGCAACGCATAAAAGAACGGTTTTGTTAAAAAGGACGTGATAAATAATGGATTACATCATAAACCCGTGGTGGTTTTATCTGGTAAGTGTGCTAAGTACATTGCATTTTATAGCTATTTGTGGTGCTGTTTTGTCTATATTAACGTGTTTAATACTGGTTGGGTGTTATTGGGACCATGAAAATAACTACGCCCATGACGATACATATACAAACAAGTTGATAGGGATAGCGAAAAAGCTGGGTGTTGTGTTAGTAGTGTGTGTGACGCTGATTATTATCGTTCCGTCGTACGCAACGATGACGAAAATGATGATTGCAAATGTACTAACAACAGAAAACATCAAGAGCGGTACGGATTTTACACAAGACCAGATTGGTAAGCTGGTTGACAAAATAACGGATGCAGCTATAAGAGTGAAAGAAGCAGACAGGGGGCGATAGAATGGGAGAAATCTGTATCATATGCGGCAAAGATACGGGAGCAAAGTGGAAGATATGCGATGACTGTATAGACCGGTTAAACGAGAAAATACACCATCCCGAGCCGGGTATATGCCCGATATGTGGTAAAAACGTAGTACACAATGGGAAGAAGAACAACAGTAAATACTGCTCCCCGGATTGCTACAACATCAGCATAAAAGTCAATCAAAAAATATGGCACACAGGGCACCGGAAGCACCTGCCGCAAGCCATTGTGCCCCGACAGACGCCCAAAAAGAGGACAGTAAAGAGGAAATCACGGCTTGACGAAAACGCTTTAAAAGCCCGGGAAATGGGCCTATCATACGGTATATACATGGCCAGAGTAAGGAGTGGTAACGCATGAATTACTACAAACCAGGGGAGTGCAAAGTACACTATATGACCCCGGAAGAGCTGGAAGCGGACCGGAAGCGCAGGGAAGAAGAACGGCAAAAGCACCCGTGGCGTTATCAGGGAAACACGCCGATTTCGGATTATAAATCTTACTTATCAGAGCAGAAATTTCGGAACGCCACCGGAAAGAAACGGAAGTGATACGATGAATCAGAGGACTCCCCCAGATTTGACAACGCGTCTTGTGGAATTTATGTTTTACCGGCAGAAGGAAATAGAGCGCGCAATCAAACAGGCAAGAGAAAGCACGCGATCCGGGCACAGCGGCGGAAGTTGCGGACATGCGTTTGTATCGGACCCGACAGCCATTGAAGGCATCAGATTGGCCACGGAACTAAAGCAAGTCACGCTGTACGACGGGGTAGTTGTCCGTAATCCTGAGCGATGGATGAGAGTAGTACGGGGCGTGTATGACAAGCTTGATGACCTCGAAAAGCGCGTCATACGCCGGAAGTACAGCAATGAAGACTACAAGACGACTATGACAGAGTTAAACATTGATACAAACACGTACTATCACATAGTCAACCGGGCACGTACGCTATCAAAAATGGCGGCATGCCAGCTAGGATTAATAAAAGTGATAGAGTAAAAAATAAGGGCGACTCATTGCGAGCCGCCCTTTTATTTATAAGCCTATTTTCTCAATCAGTGACAGCCTTTGGCCGGCTGTCAGTCCCTCTATTTTAGCGGACAACTTTTTGCGATCGTCGGATGTGCCGGTAGCTGCATCCAGCACGTCAAGATGCATACCGCGGATTTTGCGGCGGTCAATGACAGCCCCGGCTAGAACTTCACCTACGATTGCCAATTCAGTCTCAGTCAATTCCGGCGGGGTATCAAGTTCAAGCATAATCTTGTACCGTTCCACGATTTCGCCTAGACGGCGGGAAAAACCGCTTGTGCGGCGGCTATCACCTTTTGTTTCTTCTGCAAGTCGTTCGAGCGGTTCGCTCATGTAAATTGTTCTTTTCATTCTATAGCCTCCTTATAAAAATGGCGGCCATTTCTGACCGCCCATCTATTACCATTCACGGATTTCATCTTTGTATTTTTCCACCCAGGGGCCTTGCGGCCCCCCGTACAACCGCTATTTAGCAATTTTATGGATTAAGACGTTGCGGCGATTGATTAATTCATCTCGCTGAGCTTTGACCGCATAATACCGCGGCTTTTCGCTTTCGCCGTCGTCTTCAACTTTGAAATTCCTGATGATTTCATACATCTTTGTGCCCAGGTCTTCGATTTCGTCATCAAGGTAGTTGATTTGGTCGCGAATGGATTCACGACATGCCAAATCTTTCATGTAATTCAGAATCGTTGCTACTTCTGAATCGCTATTGCCCTGAATGGCAAGCAACATCCTTAAAACACCGTAATGTTCTTTGAACAGCATGTAATAGAAATCTGCATCTTCTGAACCAGGTTCTTTCCATTTACAATAGCAGTGCTTCACAGAATCAATTTCACTCAAGATTTTTTTCTGCAATTCTTCCGCGTCGATGATGTATGCGCTCTTTAACATTGTCATAATGTTTTCCTCCTTTGTGTAACACTGTTTTTCTTGTTGTCTAAACTATATCACATGTTACTAGGTGTTGTCAACACTAAAATTAATTATTTTTTAAAAATAAATAATGTCATTGACATTTTATAAAATGTGTAATAGTATATAATCAATAGATGGGAGTGATGTAAAAATGACAAGAGAACAATTTCAGAAGATGTGGAAAAAATGGCTTATCGATGTAGACAAGTCAGAAGCAGAAATCGCCCGCGAAAACGGTATGTTTCAGCAGAATCTTAATGCAAAAATCAAAAACGGATCTATGAAATATGTAGAGCTTAGCGAGATTGTAGAGAAGTGTGGATATACTATAGAAATCCGTAAAAAATAATCAAAAATAGTGTTGACATAGCAATTCCCATAAGAAAAAGCATTGCAAATTTTCAACATGTATGATACACTACAGATAGTAATTCATCTGCCGAATAGGCAGCTTAGAGAGTAGTTATTTTCTGATGGCATTTACCTGCCGCATAGGCAGTTTAGAAAATATTTGAATCCTGAGAAATGACTACTTTCTGATAGAGAGTAATTCATCACGATTATCTGCCGCATAGGCAGCTTAGAAAATATTCAAATCATGAGGATGCTCTCTATCAAGACCGACAGCATTGTGTTGCCGGTCTTTTTTTGTGCAAAAAAGGCTTGACATTTTTGTACTACATGTAGTACAATATAATCAAGGAAAGGGCAAAAGGCCCAAAGAAAATGAAAAGAAAGGGGAAATTTATCATGACATTCTATTTTTCCGAAACAACAGACACCAATAGCTTTAAGAAAGCTTCACAGTTGAAGGCCACAAACTTAACGGCGGCGAAAAGAGAAGCTTCACGGAAACAGGTGTTCCTCAACTCGATTTTAACAATCGGCACTGATGTAAATGAGGACGGCTTCATCTTGCCAAAACACGTACTGGCAGTCCGTTCCGAAGACGGGAAGTGGGAAAACTATTAAAAAAAGACTTGACGCATTGTACTGCATGTAGTACAATATAATTAGAAAGAGGGCAGGAAGCCCCGGGGAAAAGCAGAAGGAGGAGCAAAAATGAAAAAAGAAGACGTAGTAAAAAAGATGAATGAAATTAAGAATATCGTTGAAAAGAACTACCCGGGCGTCAAAGCTGACGTGCAACTAAATGAATGGGAAAAAGGAAGTTATCATCGCCTTTACATCGACCTCGATTGCAAGGCCGATGTAAATGGAACGGCGCGCGAATTTGTTGCAAGATTCGGCTTCATTAATTTAGCAACTAATAGATACAGCGCAAAAAACGCTTACAACATGAAAGCTGTAAGCGCAGAAGAAATCACAGAAGCAAAAATGCTCCACGAGTACGCAGAAGCGTACAAGGAAGCTGAAAAAGATGCTAGACGATACACCGTAAATGCTGGGTATCGTGAAGTATTCCAGCTTAGTGAAGAAGAACTCGAAAACGGCATCTCAGCGAAAGAGATGCTTGATAAGAGCTTCGAGAACGGCGTTGATATCGACAACTTGGAAAATGTGTGGGTTGTCATTAATTATAACGACGTCGTGACGGAAGACAGCACATTTATCGGCAGTACAGGAGAAAAAGAAATCATCGAAGTTAGTGGCGATAAATATATCGTACTCAGAAAATACGGGAAAAGCCTTATTACTGGCGTGGCCGTCAAGGTTGGCGATCATTTTGACCCATTCGGTGCAGTAGATAAGTATCGCATCGCCTGGGAAAACGGAAAGATTACATTACTGGAACCCTGGGGTGAAAAAATATGGCGCGCACCGAATCAGAAGAAAATAGACCAGCCGGAAGCTCCGGCAAAAACTATAGACGTTGAAAAAATCGGAAGTTATGATGATCGAATCGTTACGATAAAACCGTCAGCCGGGAAATATGTCGTCGAAGATGACGGGAAATACACCGGCGATTACGGGAGTGATCGCGATGACGGTCTCTACGAGGCGGCAATGTACCTTTATGACCGACTTGCGGAAGGGCACATCGTCAAGGTGGAAAATGATGAAGCCTATGATTACATCATCGAAAACGCAGCCGGGTTGCGCGTCTCACTTGATACCGATCCGGAAGCGCGTACTATCAAAAAAGGAGGAGAATAAAAATGGAAGAAAGCAGAAAAAAAGCCAACAGAAAGTGGTTGGCCAAAAACTACGAGTCTATCACAATTCGCGTCCCCAAGGGGACCAAAGAGCAGATTAAGGCCTGGGCTGACGACTGTGGTCTAAGTATGGCTGCATATATTAAGGAGGCATGCAAAGAAAAGGCAGAAAAATCTTAAAAAAGCCTTGACAAGTTGTACTACTTGCAGTACAATATAATCAGAAAGAGGGCAGGAAGACCAAAGGGAAAAGTTGAAGGAGGAGGAATTAAAATGAAAAAAACTGAAATAGAAAAAGTTACGAGCACAAAACAGTTCCGTAAAATCGGAACACGGGCGGAAAGTACTAGATTCTTCGGCCCGGAATATGATCTAGCCTCTTGCACGAAGCAAGAAGCAGAAAAATTGTATAAGGAAGGAAATATCTTCTTCTGGTCGGAAACAGAAGAGGATGTTTTCCCGGATGGGTGGAACTGCTCATTCATCTGGGGGACAGAACGGGCGAGTACGAGAGTCCTGTACGACCCGTTCGACGGAAGACGTACCGTGTATACGGCAAAGCCCTTCGGGGAAGAAACTTCCGGAGCCGTGAGGTTCTGGAAGGAAGCATAACAGAAAAGGGGTAGGTAAGAATGAAAGCAGAAGATACAGGAACGTTCTGGAACAGTTCAGATATAGAAATGGTAAAGCTTGACGGGAGCTGGTACACTCTCGACGGCTGGAATGGTGAGAAATATACGGATTGTTATCGGTATGCAGATAGAAAAGGTATGGGCCGGGTAGACGAAGAAGTTTATACGATTCACCCGGAATACTCACAAGTAGGAGACCCGGAAGACGAGCAGTACGAAATTACCGGGTATGAAATAGAATAAGAAAAAGGTCGGTACGTTGTGTGCCGGCCTTATTTTTTTTGCCATTTTTGCTTATTTTAAAAATAACTACGTTGTGCATATGATAGAATAATAGTGTGAAATGTAGGGCGTTACAGCGCCCAGCCTCCAAAATTACATAGACAGTGCCCCGGGGATACCTTCATGCATAGCCGCGTGTCCGGGGTATTTGTCGTATATATAGGAGATTGCTATGGAAGACAGGATACCGACAGCACAGGACCAGAGACAACTGACAGCGTTAAGTTTATATGATCATGTGCATCGTGCCATGGATACAGCTGCTAAAGCCGGTGCAAGTACTGTAAAGTATCACCTTCCTGCCGGCTACGGGGCAATGGAAGTAAAAGGACTCATATCTTTCCTCCGGTATCGGGGCTATTTTGTCCGCCACTGGCACGGTACGGATGAACTGGAAGTATCCTGGGAGCTGGAAAGGGCGGTAAGGGAGGCACTTGATATCGATGATTGACAGTGTGCGCATTGGTAGTATCACATATCCCGTCAGCGAGACAGCAGAGCCTATTATAGTAGATAATGCTGTATGCTACGGGGCAATAGACTATGTAAAGCCGCTCATACAGATAAACGCGAATTGTGGGGCACACAAGCCGGCAACTCTGATGCATGAGATTATGCATGGCATTGTAAACGAGTACCGGATTGAAGATGTGCCAGCGGGAGACGAGAAAGCAATTGACCTGATTGCAAAGGGGACACTCAATGTATTGATAGACAATCCCCAGTTAATTGAGCAAGTAACGAATTACAAAGTTAGCAAACAGCAGGTATAAATATATGCAAGGCCTTGTTATCGGCGCTTAAATCGCCATACAGGGCCTTATTTTTTTAAGTATTTGATGAAATGGCGGTGATACAGTGGCAAAAGGTAAATATCAAGAGTGGTTGACAAAAGAAGGGCTGCTACGACTGCAAGGATGGGCACGTGACGGGCTGACTGATGTGCAGATAGCCGCTAATATAGGTATTAACGTTGCTACACTGTATCGCTGGGAAAATGAGTTTTGCGACATTCGCAATGCCTTAAAGGACGGTAAAGAGGTCGTAGACAGACAGGTTGAAAACGCGCTGCTTAAATCGGCACTGGGGTACAAATACGACGAAGTCACAAAAGAACTGCGTGACGACGAGCTAGTAGTGACGAAAGTCGTACACAAAGAAGTGCAGCCGAACACGACAGCACAAATATTTTGGCTGAAAAACCGCAAGCGGGCTGAATGGCGCGACCGCGTGGAAAACGCTCTCACCGGCGCAGACGGCGGGGCAGTTAAAGTCGAAACGCTCACCGACGCTGACGTAGACGCACGTATCAAAGAGCTTGAAAGCAAGCTAAAGGGCCTTGATAAGTAATAATTATGCAAGTTTGGCTGGCTTAACCCGGAGTTGATAGAATGAAGTCAACAAAAACAACGAATAAAACTAGCAAAAAGAGCTTGAAAGACAAAGTCGAGCTAATGCGGCTGATGGAATGGAAAGTGTGGAAGAACGACCCGACGGCCTTCATTGATGACTGCTGTTACACGGTCAATGAAGCAAAGAGCGGGGCTGTTGAGCATTTCCCCAAACTCGATTATCTTGCCCGGGTAGATGAAATCATACACGGCGAGCAGGTAGCGGCATTCCCGAAGAGCCGGCGAATGATGATGACGTGGCGTTGCCTGGCTAATCTTCTACATTACGCGATGTTCGGTAGAAATCTGTCTATATTCGTGCAGTCGAAGAAATACGATGATAGCGCGTACTTACTGGGAGACAGTCGGTTTATGTTTCTGTACGAGCATTTGCCGAAAACGCACGAATGGCCGGCAGTTGAGAGAAAGACACGCTCAAAGATGGGCTACGACTATATCAAATTCTCCAACGGTGTCGAACTAAGAGCCGTTGCAGAAGGGGCCGACCAGCTCCGGCAGTACACGGCATCGGTCGTATACTGTACAGAAATGGCGTTCTGGGACTTTGCACAAGCGACTTGGAACTCTCTCCGTCCGACAATTGAAGGCGGTGGCCGTATCTTCATTGACTCGTCGGCAAATCCGGGATTCTTCTGTCAGCTTGTTACCGGCCAGCTGAATGAGGGCGAGCCGGAAGAAGAGCAGGAACCGCATGACGTGCTGGAAGGAGTACACGAATACCGGCGTAACGGCGTGTACATTGCACGTATACACTACACCGCTGACCCGTCAAAGCGCAGTGAAGAGTGGAAAGAGCATGAAAAGAAAGGCACGACAACAGAAGGATGGGAACGGGAATATGAAATTAACTGGACCGTAAGCGCTGAACCGAAGTATTACCCGGAATTCGACTATCAACGCCACGTAGCGCTGGAAGAGCTGCACCCGATTGAAGGTAGGCCACTCATTTTGTCGTTTGACTACGGCCTTACACCTGCAACGATCATTGCACAGACGACGGCAAAAGGGCAACTACTTATCTTGTCAGAACTGCAGTCCTGGGATTGCGGGATGCTGGCCCATGGCCGGGCCGTACAGTCAGAGTTACAGACGTTTTACAGCGGATACAGCTATAGCGCGGTCGGTGACCCTGCCGGCAACCAGCGCGCGCAGAGCGACGAAAAGACAGCAAACGAAATCCTCCGTGACCGGTACGGCATCACCGTCGAGCCGGGCGAACTCACGCAGACGGGCCGTAGTGAAGCAGTACGGTATTACTTAACAACACTGACACCGGACGGCAAACCACTGTTACAGCTGGACCCGCGGTGTCAGATGCTCATCGAAGCGTTTACGGGTGGATATCATCGTAAAGTCGTGGCCGGGCGTACACTGGATGAGCCGGAAAAGAACGAATACAGCCACTTGATGGACTGTTTAGCGTATCTATGTGCCAAACTCTACCGGGACAACACCAGTATGGCAGACAAATGGAAGGCCATGACAAGGGGAAAGATGCATCGGGCAGGATACATGTAACTGGGACAGCTGGCAGGCTGTCCCATTATCATGGCAGTAACCGGGGAACGCTCCGCACACTGCCACCATTCAGCGCCATAGGCGCTTTTTTCTTGCCTAAAATAAGGAGTTGATGTGATGGACGATATTAATAACAGCCTGTCAGCCGCGCAAGAAGTGGGCGGGCTTTTCGGCCGGGACGCACCGCCGCAGATGAGTTTGACAGACTGGCTCACACAGCAGGCAGAGCCGCAGGAAAAGACGGTATCTCTTGATACACTCAAGCCGGAAGAAATCGAGAAGATTACAGCCAGCGTCAAGGAAGGCCGGGAAATCGCTAAGAAATACTACGAAAGCGAAGTAGAGCCGAAGCTCATCCACCGGGAACAACTCCGCAAAGGTGACCAGAAGCTATACAAGCACAAGTTTGAGAACTTGTCTAAAAAGAGCAAATTCGTATCTATGGACTTCAATAACATCATAGAGTGGATGAAACCGTCGCTTGTAGAAGTCTTCACTGGCAACGAATCGCCTGTAACGATCGCTGGCAGTACCATCCAGAATGACGATACGGCGACGAAGATACAACAGCTCATTGAGTACCAGCTGATGCGGAAGAATAACTACACATCCATGGTAACCGACGTAGTAGATGAAGCCCTGGGAACAAATTTAGGCGTATCTAAGGTATGGTGGAAGCGTGAAGAAGACCGGACGCGGTACAAGATGATGTTGGATATAAACGACCTGCAGAGTGCAGAGATGCTCACGCAGGCCACAATGACCGGCGAAATAGAAGTACAGAGCGTAAAGCCGCTCAAAGATGCGCCTGATCTGTATGAAATCCAGTTCGACCGGGTGAAAGTCACAGCAAACTACCCAGTAGTGCAGTACGTACCTCCCACGGAACTACGGTTTACGCCGGAAGCTTGCTCACTACAGCAGTGTAAGTTTGTCGCACATCGAAAGATCGTAAAAGGCGACTATCTCAAGCGCAAAGAGCAGGACGGCACTTATCAGAACGTAGACGAGGCATTGAAAGCCGCCGGTGATACGCACTTTACTGATGCAGATAAGTACATCAATCCACAACTGGATGAGGGCGGGATGCGTCCGACGGATAATGATGCGGCGTCTAAAGACGTTGAGCTGTATGAATGCTATATAGACGTTGACTATAATAACGACGGCATATATGAACATTTGATAGTACATTGTGTCGGTGATGTATTGTTATCAGTACAAACCAACGAATTTGACATAGCTCCTTTTTTTGCAATGGGTGGCGTTCGGGAAAAACGGCGTATTTTTGCCGATAGCGCTCTCGCAGAACAGGTGGAAGGCCTGCAGGACCTAAAGACCGCACTAATCCGTCAAATCGTCATTAACGTCGCAAAGAACAACGACCAGCAAAAGTTTATAGACGTGACAGCCATCGGCGATATAGACGCACTGCTTAACGGTGACGAATATGTACCGATTAAGGGCGACCCGACCCGGGCCGTATCTAATCCGCCTCCGGCCAATTTGTCGCCATTGACGATGGATTTGGTCAACTACGCAGAAACAGAGCTGGAAAACCGTACCGGCAGTACGAAGTACAACCAAGGCTTAGACGCAAACAGTCTCAACAGCACCGCGACCGGTATCACGGCCATTCTGGGGCAGGCAGATAAGCGGATACGGCTGATTGCCCGGTTGTTTGCTGAAAACTGGATTGTTCCCATGATTCGCTTTATCATCTTGCTCAATAAGAAATACGGTGAAAGCGTGCAGACGTTCCGCTTTAAAGACAAAGAAGTCTCGATATCAAGCGACGACCTCGATATCGATTACGATCTTGTCATCAACGTCGGCAACGGTGCCGGGACAAAAGAAGCCCGGATACAGAGCTATATGTTACTGCTCAGTCAGGTATACCCGGTATTATCACAAGCCGGTGTAGCGACGCCGAACAGCTATTACGCCGCAGGTACGGCACTGCTGGAAGAAATGGGACTCAAGAATACGCAGGGCATTTTGCTGGACCCGGATTCGCCAGAAGCACAACAGCAACAGCAACAGGCGGCACAGCAGGAACTCCAGATAGCTGCTATGAAAGACCAGGCGGACCTGCAGAAACAGTTGACTTTGAAGCAAGCCGACTATGCAGGAAAGACACAGGTCGCAAAGATACCCAGTTTGCGGCTTAACTTTGACAATCTCCCACTTGCTACGCAGATGCAGATTATCAATAATGCTACAGCCGGGACAACGACTATACAAGACGTCGTACAGCACTACATGAACCAGAACCAACAGAATCAGCCGCCCGTACAACCGCCACAGCAGGGAGTGACACCGAATGGATTATAGAACACTCAATGACAAAGACAGGGAAATACGGCTGGCCAAAACGCTCGAAAGAGGGCAGAGAGCGGACGATCTAAAAGAGTTCATGGACGAATTTTTAAAAGATGAAGAACGCACAGCATTAGAGCGGCTTAATACCCGGGAGGATAGCGACGATATCCAACGGGACTATCAAGCCGCTCTACGTGTATATGCCCACATTAATCAAATCATCGCTACGGCAAAAAGCCGTCGGCACAAGTTACAGGAAGGAGAATAAGACGTGTTTACATTTGATATGCAGTTGTTTGGAGAGGGAGCCAATGATGCAGCCACAACAACAACGACCAACGAAAACGTCGCGGGCACCTCCCAGGAAACCACGACGGCACCGGCACCGGAACCGGTCACAGAACCGGCACAGGACACAACAGCCCGATATCTCGTCACAGACCACCAGACGGGCCGTAAACGGATTGTAAGCGAAGCCCCGGCAGAACCACAGAAGCCGGAAGCACAGGCACCGCAGGAGCCGACACCGGCACAAGAACCGGCACAGGGGCCAACCCCGGCAGAACCGCAGGAAGACAAACCGGAAACCAATCCGGTAGAACCGGCGGACCCCACGACAGAAGAAAAACCGCTGATACAGACCGGGCCTTATACACTGGATGAGCTGAACGCGGCGATCAACAGCAATACCGTTGATGAATCGCGGATACCGGTACAGTACCAATTGCAGTATCAGCAGTTCCGCCAGCAACAGGCCCAGAGGGCACAGCAGTTACAGGCCCAGCAGGCACAGTTGCAACAGCAGGCCCAACAGGCACAGCAGGAACAGCTCAAAAAGATGTTTACGGACATCGAAACAGCGGCAGAAAATCAGGCCCGGCAAGTAACCGGCGTCAGTCAGCAGGACCTTGAAACGGCTGATTACTCCGATGACGCACAGCTGAAACAGCGTGTAGAGATGTACAACACGGCGAAACAATACTATCAGCAACAACTCATTGGAGCCATCCAGAGCCAGCAACAGCAGGCCCAACAGGCCAAGAACCAGCAGAGCGCCATTTACCAGAGCATTGCAGAGTTCGTTGCGGACAAGTCGAAAACGGAAAAGCATTTTCAAGAAATCAATCAGATGATGACTACTCATTATCAAAATATGCCGTTCAAAGACGCCGCCGCGGTATCGGATGCTATCCAGGCGCTCAATGCGGGTAAAATCAACGAACAGCAGTGTAAGGTGCTGGAAAGCTATTACAACGTTACCCGGGCCGCTTACTACGCAAAAGCCAACGATCTGACGAAACAGCCGAAGAAAGTACCTGTACCGAAAGTCGAAGGGCCGGGAACGGGGGCAACGGAACCGCCAAAGCCGTTTGATTTCAGCAAATTAAGAGACATGACAGAACGCGAACGCCGTGCCGCACTGTCAAGATACTGGCACGGCAGATAAAGGAGAGATGAATAGATGGCAGATGTAACCAGAAATTTAAACAAATCCGCTAACCAGTCGTTTACGTACGACGCTATCGGGCATGCAGAAGACCTCAGCCCGATTCTGACTAATATCACACCGGAAGTGACACTGTTTTATTCTAAATTCGGCAACACGAAACCGGCAACCGAAACAACTTTCTCGTGGATGACGAAAGGCCTCAGACCGCCTCAGACGAACGCCCACCTCGAATATGAAAAGTACGAATTCGAACCGGTCGGTTCTATCGAAGGGCTGTCCAACAACGTCCAGTTCTTCCAGAACTCCGGACTCGTATCGGACGTACAGAATGAGGTCGTTAAGGCATACAACAACGAACACGGTACCGACCTTGATGACGCTAAATTCGATGCGTATAAATACCAGGCGCAGGACATTGAATACATGCTTGTCAACGGTGAAAAGAAAGTAGATGGCACGAAAACCGTCGCACCGCTGTCCGGTGGCATTCCGTATTTCATGTCTATGAATACCATTGACGTTACTGTATCGTCTACAGACGGCACGGTTACCGCCTCTACAGACCCGAAACTGGATACCGGCGATATCGTGTATTTTGTCGCAAAGACCATGCCGACCGGCCTCAAAAAGGGCCTGTACTACTATGTACGTGTCGACGCATCGGACCCGAAGAAACTGACACTGTTCGATACACAGAAAGGCGCAGTCGAAAACATTGCCGACAAACAGGTAAAACCAACAGCTGCAGGCACGTCTGTACAGCTCGTTGCGAACAACATCATTTCCCTCGGCGGATCTTCTGACTTCACACTGGATGATATCAACAACGCGATGGAAATGGCGTTCAAACGTGGTGGCAATCCGACGGAAGCATTCATGTCTTCTTCTAAATTCCGCAAATTCTCTGACCTCGTACTGGCCCAGACAACCACCTACCGTAAATCCGGTGAAAATAAAGCCGCAATGGTGGCAACGACCTATCAGGGCGCATTTGGCGTAGTCAATGCCAACATTCACCGTCTCTATCCGGACGAACGTGTCGATATCCTCGACATGCAGTACTGGGATATGCGGTATCTGTCCCGTCCGCACGAAGTCACGAACCTCGGTAAAGACGGCACATATGAAAAATTCGTTATCGAAACCAGAGTCGGCCTGCAGGGCACACAGCCGAAAGCGTCCTGCTCTATCGTCGATATCCAGCGATAAGCAATTCCATAAGGGGATACGGGGATGCTCGTATCCCTTATTTAGTAAGGTGGTGACAATATGATCACGAAGCAGAGATTGTTTAAAGACGGCGACAATATCGTATTGCGTAACACCGTAGATTGTTCGGCGGCGATTGATGCGGCCCGGCGCGCTAACGAAAGCACAGACGGCGGCTGGTTCGGTGACAAGAACGAACGGATGCAGTTAATGGGATACATCCCACCAGAATTCTGGACGTTTGACCCGTGGCTGATTGCCGCACGCCGGGCACAGCAGGAAGGCGATATGCGTACGTACATGAAGGATATGAAAGCCTTTTTCCGTACACATACGGCCTTCAAAGTCAATCATAAGCGCACAATGTGGCGCGGTACCGGGGCGGTGTTGCTGGGATGATTACGGTACAGGAATTAAAGAACCTCATCCGCTATAAACTCAAAGACAACAACGAAGTCCAGTACAGTGATTATGATATCCTGCAGGCCATCAACGAAGTACTGAGATACGTTAACCAGTACTACATGAACAGCGATTTCCTCGAAAAGGTACAGCACTACCGGCAGGACGACATGAACCGGGAAATAGACGAATACAATGCAAGTCTTACACCGGACCCAGGAGACGAAACGACGACACCGACGCCGAAAGAACACATCGACATGATGATGACGGGCGTAGAACTACCGGAAGATTTCCTTACGATCGTACGTATCGTAGATGGCCATGGCCGGGACCTGCATCCATGCGACGCTATCCGTCCTCCGCGCTGGGACGAGTATAAGATACTCCAGAACCGCCTGTATGCCGGCGTAAAAGATGTTGACATGCTGTATAATGCAGGATTCATGAGCGTGTCAGCACTGACGGACAGTATCGAACTGCCGTTTGTATTCAAAGATGCACTGGCAAAATTGACTTGTACGGTATTGCAGAATAATCCTGATACGGACGTCATGAGCAGTGCCGTTGATGATGCGCTGGCCAACGTCGTGCCATTGCGGAAATACACCAATATGGAAAAACGTATGCCGTTTTACTGCTAGGGGGTGACTGAATGAAAGTAGACACAGCCATTACACGTATACAGCAGGAAACGCATGATATCAGCAGTGAATACAGCCGTGAACGGTGCATCCAGTTCCTCAATACGGCGACACAACAGGTTGCCGGGCTTCTTATCGGAGCAAAATGGCCGGTGCTGGTGCAGGAAACGACTATCCGGGACGGCGATTCCGTTCCGCATAACTACCTGAACGCATGCGGTACCTATCCGCTGTCTACGACGGCAGGGAAGGCCCATATCACGGACCCGGCGTATACATCGGTCAAATTCCGGTATTTTGCCACCCCTGATTTGCTGGACAACGCTTCGACTGATATGCCGTTCGAACACGACGCAATCAACGACGTCATCGTTAAATCAGCTGTATTACTGGCACTCAATGAGAACGAATACGATATCTCAGCCGATACGAATATCGTGAACGCCTTACAGCAGGCTATCAGTGCAGGAATGAGTTGATGCTATGGCAGACCTGAACAAAAAGATACTGACAATGCCGGAACTGCCGAACACCATACAGGGCGACGGCAGATACTTCCTGTCACTGATGCGGAAATACCTGAAATCCGTCAATGAACAGGTAAATGTAGCGAATGGCTTCACGGCAGACGATGTAGACGCCAGCACAAAAGGCGACTTCCCTATGCCGAAGAACTTCACATTGACGTTCGACCGGCTGGGCGGCGTGCTGAACTGGGACGCGGTAGACGACACCAGTCTTGCCTATTACGAACTACGGACAGACGCCAATATCGGGGCCGGGTATGGGCTGCTGGAAAAGACGACGGCTACGTCAAGCACGATACTGCCACAGACTGCCAGCGGCAAGATATACCTGTTTGCCGTCAGCAAAGACGGTAAAGTGTCGAATGGCCGGACCATCACATACAATAAACGCCGGCCGTTGGCACCGTCTGACATATCGTTCACGAAGAACAACGAAGGGACACTGATAACGTTCCTGGAAATACCGTCTAACTGCATCGGGGCGAACCTGTACATAGACGGCATCAAGTATCAGACGATTGATAACGTGTATCTGTACCCCCGTTCCAGTATCAAAGAGATATACATCGCCTATTACGACCAGTTCGGTGAAGGGGAACGGGCGTATCTGTCATGCTATGTACAGGATATAACCGGCTTCTGGGTAGAAAAGAACGGGGCGAACCTGTATTTCTACTGGGACGCGCTGAATATCTACAATATCAAATACGTCGTGAAAGTAGGCCAGACACGGGACTGGGAACAGGGAATAGAGATATTCCGGTCAAAGGTCAATAAATACCGCTATATCCGGCCGAATGAAGGCGACTGTTATTTCATGATTAAAGCCGTGGACGATCACGACAATTATTCCGTCAACGCTTCATGGTATCTCCTGTCAGCCGACCCGGAAATCAATAAAAACGTCATCCTCGACTACAACCAGAAGGACGTTGGCTACAGTGGAATCAAGACGAATATGTACTATGATTCGGCCATGGGCGGGCTGAGACTGGAAAAGACGTCATTCAATGGCGAGTATCTGATGGGCATTACACTGCCACAGACGATACGGGCGCGGAACTGGATAGACTGCAAGATAAATGCGGTTACATCCAGCAGTATAGCCGTAAAAGACATGGATTTTGCTGTAGAGTCATACGAAGCACAACATGTGCTGGTATGCGGCATCCTTGGCGACCTCGACGGGGTAGAGCTGCAGAAACAGATTGCCCGGTACACTGGCAAGACAACGGACATCATCCATGCCGTGACAGACGGGACCAGTGCCATATCAAGCGGCAGTATCCGGACGGAACGGAACACATCATTTGCCCAGGCACGTTGGAACAAAGGCGTACTCATCACCGATACGACACAACTGGAATATAACGTGAATATTCCTGAAACGTTCTCTATCGGCTTCTGGTTCAAGAAGAACGATGTATTGAACGACTGCATCATCATGGAACTATGGGGCACGAAGCCGAACGGCAGTGATTATATGGCCGTAAAGGACATGACATTTGCCGTAAATTCCTACGATGCACAGCATTTAAGTGCTGACGGGATATTCTTCAATATCATACTGGTAATCGGGTATGACAAACGTCTGGACTCGTTCTACGTACGGGACAGCGTACACAATAGGATATTGTATCTACAGGTACAGACAACTGAACGTGACTGGCTGTTTTTCGGACTCTCCCAGAGTTCTGATAAACGGCTATTTTTTATACACGAATTTAATCTAAATACGGAAAAACGTCTGCAGGTATTCATGAACCCGTGCAGTTCATTCGACCGTATGTATTTGAATCCGAAGGAGTAGAGCATATGAATAAAGACGAAATGAAAATCAAAGGCGCGCTGAATGTCGTCATCCACCATGCAAACGGCGATGTAGAAACGCGACGCAAAGATAATCTCATCCTGAATGCTGGCTTTGACTTCATCTGTGCCGCGATTGCCAATCCGACCCGTCCCGACCTGATGGGCTTTACAGCCGTCGGCACAGGGACAACAGCCGTAGCCGCTACACAGACAGGCCTCACCACGGAAATTAAGCGCAAATCAGCAAGCTACGCACACACATCCGGTACGAAGGTGTTTACCCTGACGACGACATTCGCCGCCGGTGAAGCTACCGGAGCCATTACAGAAGCCGGTATCTGCAATGCCGCTTCCGGTGGCACGTTCCTCGATCGCGTCGTATTCGACGTTATCAATAAGGCCGCCGACGATACCATGACAACGACCTTCCAGTTCACCTTGTCGTAACGGCCTATGGTTGAGATTGCCAAAACATTCACGCTGTACAAGCTTGCAGACACAACATTTACCCTGTCTGACTCACGGGCAGACAGGACGTTGGATGTTTTTGGCAAGACGGCATTCGGCGTGAACGAAACAGCAACGATATACCTGACAGAGGAATACGGCAGACGTCATGCAACGCCGACGTTCATCCTTGATATCTTCCTGCGCTATTACCGCGTGAACAACCTGACGGAGCCGGTATCAGACATCACAACCCCAGTAAACGGGCTGTATCATTACGTATACGGAGCGACGCCACTTGAAACCGTACACACGGCAGAGAAACAGCGGCGAAAGCTCACGATACCGCTGAAAGATACAGTCGCATTCCGGGAAACCTACTGGGACAATGTATTGTTCGTTATGCGGGTACTTGAAAGTGTGAAGGTCCGGGACCTGAAGAAGACCGGACTACAGCAGGGATGCCGTAACGAACGACTACGAATAACCGATTACCGCAAAACATCGGTACACAGCGTATATAAGCAGACGTTAAAGGCGTCTGAAATGACGTATAAGGAACTTTCTGTACCAAAACGGGAAAGTATACACGCTGTCTCCAAAACGGGGCTTAAAACGCAATGGAAGCGCAATCCGGCAGAACAGGCCCGTATCAGTGATAAGGAAACGGCCCGGACAAAGAAAGTCACGGCGGAAGAAATGACAATGAAGGAACGGCCCATAAAAGCGGTATTCATCAATCCGTGTGAAGTCGTGATACTCGTCGATGATATTACGGCGTCGTTCAACTGGTTCCGCACGGCCCGGGAAACGCTGGCCATTGCCGACAGGCAGATAAAGGCCATAGGCGCACGGCGTAAAGAAACGCTGGCAGTGAAGGACCGGCCGTATAAATCTGTCAAGGCAAAAAAGAGTGAAACGTTTGCTATTGCCGGTCGGTATGGTGGCCATCCTGGGAAGGTAGCGGCTGAACGGCTGAGTCTTTCAGACCGGCAGACGAAGAAACTGACGGCCATACGGAAGGATGCAATCCATGTGAAACCGGTGCTTGCAAAGGCCCTGCGGCGTTCATTCCGGACGGCGATTAAAGCCATAGATGGATATGCCAGCCATGCGAAACCGCTCTATAGCGACCGTGTGAAGCTGACGGACGGGGAAAAGAACATGCTGGCCATCGTCCGCAAGGAAATGATGCATATCACGGAAATATACTGGGATAACGTGTTGTTCCTCATCCATATCACGGAGAACATACGCACAACGGATGCACTTCAAAAGGCGATGTCGGTACAGATGAGAGATTCGTTCCGGTTCCTTGACTGGCTCAGTAAATGCCCGGGACTGAATAAGCGGGACAGCGTGGATATTGCCGAGGGAGAGCGGAAGAAGATAGAACATACACTCTATGACAGCCTGAACCTACTGGACGGACTGCGCCGGGATATGCGCCATATCGTCAGTGAAAAGATCAAAGGCATGGATGCGCTGTCCCGGTATCTGATGCGGCCCATGCAGGAAGGCCTGGCCGTTTCTGATGGTATAGGTAAATACGTGAAAAGACCGTTACGCGATGAGATAAGCATCATGGACGCCCCCAGACGGTCCGTAACCAGTTTGCAGAGTGAATATATATCGGCACTGGATACAGCCGTTAAAAAGGCCATCAGCGTACAAAATGAGCATATCTACATCGAGGACGGCTTCAAAAGGATGTGGCGTGCTATCAAAGAGTTCAGAGAAGAATTGCAGGCCATCGACGCAATGCACCGGGATATCTACCATACGCAGGATGAACGGATTGCGGTTGCCGATAAAATCCTGATTGCAACGGAAAAGAGCCTGAAAGAAGCCATGGAAACGGAAGAGTCATTCAACCGGACAGCGGCATTCAAGCGTGGGTTCCGTGATTTGGTATCCGTAGGAGACGGGCTTATCCGGGATGTAGGGAAAAGCTCGGTGGAAGATATCGCCATCTATGACGCATTCGTCCGGGCCAGCAATGCATATATCGAGTCGATACAGGTATACAGCGACGTGAAAGACGCGGCAGGGTTTTCAGCTATGGCTGATACGCCGCCTATGTACGAAATGTTCACTGACTTTAACGTCGGCGATTATGAGTACGAAAAGGCACTCATGAGACTCCGCGTTATCAGTAACGCAACACATTCACAGCCGTTACTGTACGACGTATCACCGCATGTCGATATTGACGATACCGACGATAAAGGGCAGGTAGAGATTACCGATACGACAGCGGCGACGAAAGTTTATTACAACAAGCATTACTATAACGCCCCAGAAGTCAATGCCATGGTAAAAGGCAGTACGGGCACGACGACGCCGGTTCCGAACATCCTCTCGACCGACGGCAACGACGACAAGGGACGGTATTTTGAAATCGAATTACTGAATAGTTCCGGCAACCGCACAACGGGTATCGTCTCGTGGGTTGCGAAAGGATGGTAATATGCAGGAATTTAACAAACTAGCGACAACGGAAGCTGTTAATGTGTACCTGCCGAAACTGGATAACAACGTGCAGTCCGTTGCCAGTAACTTCAGCGGAACGTCATTCCCGACAAGCAATCTGCTGGTGGGGATGGTATGTACCCGGACAGACGACAATAACAACCGCTATCAGCTCATCAGCGACAATCCTGTAACATGGCAGCTCCTGCCGTCTAAGTCCTATGTAGATGGTACAGTAAGCGACGCAGTAGGGAAAATCACTACGTATACAGGCGCAACGTCAACGGCAAACGGTACAGGCGGCCTCGTACCGGCACCGACAAAGGGCCAGCAGGATAGCTATTACCTGTCAGCAGACGGCACCTGGAAACAGGTACAACAGCGGTCGATAAAGCAGGTAATTGATATCGTGCATCCGGTAGGAAGCATATGGGAAACAACGACGACCGACGACCCCAATACCTTATGGCCCGGTACGAAGTGGGACAAGATGGACGGAGGCCGGGTACTGGTATCGGCTGGCACGTATACCGAAGGCGGTACGACGTATACATACAATTTAGGCGATACGGGCGGGGAAGCAAAGCATCAACTCACCACCGGGGAACTTGCAAATCACGGTCATGATATATCAATTTCTACGACCAATTTAGACGGGTATTTGTCTACGGAAAACACGTATATGAATGGTGGTCCAGGTCACCGTGATGGCGGAGGTATCGTGAAGCTAGAAGATACATATAATGCTTATAGAGCGGATGGTGGTAGCGATAAAAGTAACCATATGGGGCGTAATCTGCACATTGCGGCATCTCATGGGCACAGTGCTACGATATCAACCGTCGGTAATAATCAGGCGCACGAAAACAGGATGCCTTATACGGTCATTAACAGGTGGAAAAGGACGGCTTAAGCGGTACGTTTCCAGCGATTTACAACGATGTATGGCATACGGTTCTCGTGAGATTGGCCACCACCGGAATTACCTATGCTTGCCTTTACACTATGGGAATGTTTACCATCAGCAGACGTAGATAAGTATGTTCCGCCTTTACCACCCGCATTTGTATTGTTTAGCGCATCCCCGCCAGAAGCGCTTCCGTCATTATCTGCTCTAAAGTGGTGATAATGCTCACCAGAACTACTTATAGAAATAGAAATATCATGGTTATGCACTGCTAATTCTCCGGTGGTTAAGCAGTACGTTTCCACCTATTAACTACCTGATATGGCATGCGGTTTTCGTGTGCTATATCGTTGCCAATTGTACTTTCTTTATGATTGTGGGATCCGTTAGACGATGTAAGACCAATATTAGCCGAATTGCCAATTCCACTTAAATCGTAGTTTTGCGACCAATCGTTTCTTTCTTCGCATTTTCTAGCTAAGGTGTTATTTCCTAATGAGCCGTAATTAGCACCAGTGCCACTATAAGCCACGAAGTGATTATGCGATCCATTGGAACTAATTGGGTGCGAGTGGTTGGCAAGTTCCCCGGTGGATAGAAAGGAGTTGATATATTGCAAACTTATTCTGTTGACCTTACCAAAACAATAAAAGACATTATCCCGGCGATGCAGTCCGCTATGGACTCCACTGCCAGTAATTTCAGCGGTACGACTGCCCCAACGCCTAAATTCGTTGGCCAGCAGTACTATGATACCGCCAATAAAAAGCTGTATATCTGCACCGCCATTGCTGATGACGGTACAGGTACATGGACGGATATATTCAGCGATATGATTGCCGCCGCAAAGAAAGAAGCCTTATCAGAAGCACATCCGGTAGGGAGCTATTATTTCAGCGATAAGCCTACCAACCCCGGCACACTGTTCGGCGGCACTTGGGAAGCCCTGCCAGCAGGCTATGGACTCGTAGCACAAGGCACGGCCACGGCGGAAGATGGCAGTACGCTCACATTTACAGCGGGACAGAAGTCGGGCGAGTTCAAGCACCAACTCACTGTCGGGGAACTGGCTAAACATAGCCACGAAAATGGTAACTGGATATGGGCAGTATCTTGTAATTTTAATACGGGCAACTATAGCATATCCGATGCCACGAATGGTAATGCTATGCCTTATGCGTCAGGAAAAGACCTTCAAAAAGTATATAGTGTTAACGCTGGCGACAACCAATATCACAATAATATTGCCTCCTGCGTTGCGGTTTATTTATGGCACCGCACCGCATAGCTGTCGGAGAGATGCCGTCCCATAAGCATGTCTTTCAAGCCGCTGGACAGAATAATACAAGTAAATGGGCGCCATCAGCTACGCGAGGACCGACGAATGATTATGAGACAGCTTATTGTGGAGGTAACGGGTATCACAACAATATTTCACCTGGAATAGCTGTATATTGTTGGCATAGAATCAGCTGATACGACGCCAAATATAAACGGCAACACCGGGGGATACATTGTTATGATGGTAATCATATCCTACGGCCCCAATATGTGTGCCATATGAAACCCCTTTTTCCGGGGTTGCTGCGTTTGCAAGCGCCTGTTTCCAATCGTTATTGTTGCCAGTTAGTACGGCACAAAAATTAGGGTCAACATAAACGGTATGAGAATGATTAGGCAGTTCTCCGACAGATAAGTTTTGCGTCAAATGTAATCCATAATCGCCGCAAACACGCATGGTTACAGCATTTTACCATATTCTATCCGTGCTACTGGATAGTTACAGGAAAAACGCTATAACCATGCAAACCAACGCTATACGCTCTAAATCAATTAGTTACAGGCTTGTTACAGCAGGTCTATAGCCTTTTTCAGCTGATGCAGTGATTTGTGAGTGTATACGCCATCGGTAATATCTTGCGTAGCGTGTCCCAGGATTCGTTTGATTGCTAGTTTATTTGCCCCCTTATCATCAAGCCATGTAGCACATGTATGCCGGCATTCGTGCATACGGTGATTACATCGTGCCGCTTTCATCACTGCCATGAAATGTTTCCTCATCTGGCAGTAACTCAGCGGCATACCGTCATCGTCTGCGATAAGCGTTTTCCCGGGATGATTCATCCAGTACTGATAATACGGAAGGACTTTCCGACTGATTGGAACTAACCGATTACGCCCGGCGGCTGTTTTACTGTCACGCACCTTGAAGTGACGACTTTTCAATTTTACATCCTGCTTCAGTATGGCGATGAACTCAGATGGCCTTGTACCGCAATAGCACATCATAACGACGGCCATGGCCCATGGTGACAAGGGGTTAGATGTATCGTCCGCAATGGCACGTACACGGTTCAACTGCCGGGTATTGAATGGCTTTTTCTTATACTTGCGCCGGGGGATGTCGATATCAACGAACTGGCTGATATTGGCAGTAGGAGGAATGAGCTGATACTTAACAGCGTAGTTGTAGACGTTATGCATGACCTGCCGGATTTTCTTTTGTGTCGGATGACCGGCCCCTGACAAAGACGCCTGATGAATGATGGATTGTAAATCAGACACCTTCAAATCAGCGATACATCTGTCATGGATAGGGGCGCAGTGCTTAAATGCAATATCGTAGTTCTTCCGTGTCGTATCGGTTATACGGGTACATCGTTCCTTCATCTCCAGATGGTACAGCCGGGAGAACGTCAAATCAGCAGAATCAAGAACGGATGGTGATTTATTATAATCGACGAGCCATGCAAGAGCCTTTTCAAAGGTAGACTCGAATTTCAGATATTTCTGTCTGCCGTTCACTGTCTTTCTCACGGCATACGGTTTCCGCCTGTTGCCGGGCAGTTTAGTAATGCTACCATAGCCATTTGGTAATTTCATCGTATCAAGTCCTTTCTGTAAGGGAGGTAATTTATGATTGAGCAAATTGCGACAACACTTATCATCACGCTTCTGTCATCGGCAGGGGCGTATTTTTTTGGATTATACAGGGCCTCAGAGACAGTACAGAGAGGCGTACAGGCCGTACTACGGTACGACATGCTGACGGCATACAGTAAATTCAAGGAAAAGGGATGCACGGTATCAGAGAAGCAGAACTTCTGTAATATGTACGAATGCTATCACAAACTCGGGAAGAACGGCGTAATGGATTCTATCTACAAAAAAGTAATGGATATGCCGGAACTGAAAGGTGATGACTGATGAAGAATAAAATCATCAAGTTCGGCAAATGGGCCGAAAAGAACTGGCTGTCACTGGTAATTGTACTAGGTGTGACGATGATGATATTTCTCTATTTTGTCATGATAAGCTGGCTAATCGGCTACTGGGCAAACGCGCTATACGGGATGCACTTTGAATTGGCATCCTGTCTGGCAGGTATCGGGGCCAGTATCACAGGCCTTGGCGGTGTAATCGGTCTGGGGAAAGCATGTTGGACAAAATACGGGTATGACAGCCGTTACAATACGCCGGCAGGGACAATGCCTAAAGTACCGGAAACAGCCGTTAAAACGGCAAATACGGTAGAAAAAGTAGTAAGTAAACTGAAAGGGTGATGTGAAATGAAAGTATTCGATATCTCCGATTTCCAGCCTGATGACAGAGTTGGCCAACTGGTAGCTCAAGGGGCGGAAGGTATCATCCTTAAACTCGGGGAAACACTGCACGGGACCCCGACTCTTGATAGCAAATTCATCCAGTTCGTGAATGATGTCGTTGCCGCCGGGCTTCCCTATGGTATCTATTATGTCAGCCACGCGCGGGATATGGCGGGATTCATGGAAGAAGCGAAGTTCATCAATGACCAGGTATATAACCTGCTCGGTGGGCAGGAACCGGAATTGGGGACATGGTGGGATATGGAAATAGGCCCTGTATGCCGGGATGACGTATGGCCACAGCTCCGGGATGCAATCGGGACTATGCAATCATGGTGGAACAACAGCCAGAAGATTGGCATCTATGCACAGTACAGCTATTTCAACCAGTTCATTGATTTGGCCGAACTGGCTCAGTATCAGATACCTGTATGGGTGGCACAGTACGGTTATTTTGAAAACAGCCTGAAAGCGGAACACCCTGAACTGCATCATGTAGCATGGCAGTTTACGACGAACGACGAAACGCAGGACGAAAACGAATGGTATGGATTCTAACAGGAGGTGATCTCTTTGTCTTATCTGCCGCAATTAAAAGAGGAGGTCGGTATACTTGCTAAAAATCCGAAAGTACGCATTGCTGTTGCTGTTATCCTTGTTTGCTTTGTGTTTGCCGGCGGCTGGTTATTGTGCCGACACTACGACCGCACAGCCGCCGCAGACGGTGCAGATGTCACTCGAACAGTACAATCAGTTAAAGATGATAATCAACGGGCAAGAGATAGCATTGGAACAGCTGCAGAGCAAATTAGACAGGCTGGACAACAACTCGACAGCGTTGCAGACTCAATTGACGCAGGCAAAAGAACAGTTGACGAAAACAAAGCAGTCATTGACGACAGCCGACAGCTCATTGAGTCAAGCAAACGAAGCCTTGAAACAGCAGAGTCAATCCTTAGAGACATTGACAGAGCAAATCAAATCAGCGGAACACAAACAAGCCGTCGTTAAACGACAGCGTGACATGTGGGCCGCGGCGGCTGGCATCCTGTTAGTTGGCTGTATCGCAAAGTAGGAGTGCTGAAATGAGACGAGCAAACAAGCATCAATCACAAACGATATCATTTACGGGTCTTGTGGGCGGCGTCAACATATCCATGGCACCGGAGCAGATAGATGCAACGGAACTGCAGGAAGCACAGAATTTCATTTACGCACGTGATAGTAAGCGTCTCACAGGCCGTAACGGTCTGGGGACGCTCTATACACTGCCGGAAAATGAAAGCATCCGGGATATGTGGTACGACGTAGATACTAACGTACTGCTGTACTTCACGAACCAGTACAAGGCATACCGGTATGTCGTTGGGCAGACGCCTTCTTATATCGGTGACCTGGAAGGCTCAGACATTCCCATGTGTGCCAAATTCATGGATAAGATATGGATTGCCAGCGGCGGGAAATTACAGTATTACGATTATACGCAGAATGGACAGTTGACAGCCGTAGCCGACAGCCCGACGTGTAATATCGTGTTCCAGCGGTTCGCACGGCTGGCGGTATCGAAAGACGGCACAGACGGCTTCTATCTATCCGGAGTCGGTGATGGTACAGACTGGTCAGAAGATACGAATAGAGCCGATAAGGAACAGTGGTTAGACGTTGGGTATGGTGACAGTGGTGATATATCCGCCATCGTACCGTTAGCAACGGATATCGTATTCATCAAGTCGAACGGCAAGATATATCAGCTCACCGGGGACGCTGAGCCGACGGACTGGCAGGTAACGGAAATAGCGAACAATACCGACATTGCAGGCACGAGATGCGCGGTCAATATCGGCAGTTCGGTTATTTTCCTGTCTATCCGGGGCCTGAAGACGTTATCGGCAGTCATGGAATACGGAAATATCCAGTCGGCTGATATCGGCGATAAATTCAACGGATTATTGACGGATGGGATGTATGAACCGCAGTTCTACCACCTGCAACGGCATAACATGATACTCATCCGGCCTACCAGTGACCACCGGTACTATGTAGCCTATAACTATCTTCTGGGCAGTGCTACGACGATACGGTTCGCTGTCCCGGTCGATGCGATATGCGAAACGGCGTCGATGATTCTGGCGGCCGGGAACGGGAAAATCTACGCATGGGACAGCCAGTACCTTGATGACGACGGGCTGAAGATAGACTACGTCCTGAAGCCAAAGGCCGTCATAGGAGCCGAACAGCTGTTATTGAAAAGCGTGGATACGAAGTTCACAGCCGATTACGCAGGGAAAGCGGAAATCATAGACGGCAGTCTGGATGTAGAGATACCGACGGCTTCACGGAATAAGTTCCGGTGCAATCATTCTACGGACTGTCTCGACATTACCGTAAAATCAAATGATCGCTTCACCGTTGACCATATCAATCTGGAGGTGGCTGAATTATGACGGACCGAAGGGAATTACTGGGATGGATACAGGAGTATGAAAAACGGACAGGGGATAAATTCCAGGCACTGCCGGGATTTACATTGTGGTATCTGCCGGACCGTGGCTTTTGCCAATGGAAACCGATGGATAAGAACCGCACTATTTTGTGCTGGAGCTTATGCCATGATGCGAAATTCTGGCGCGATGCACTGGAATGCGTTGCGATGCAGTTCGGCTATGACAGGATAATGACCGTCTGCATCCTGCCGATAAAGGCCTATATCCGGTACTGGGGATGGAAGATAGAGCAGGATTTTGTAAAGGAAGACGGCCTGCACCGGTATATCTGCTCAGACAAGCAGGGCAGGGAAGTCGTCATTACGCCGAAATGTGTATTCAAAGACGGCTCAGTGAATTATTTTGTAACGAACGAACTCAGACGGCAGTATAAGCCGTGGAAGAACGCAGATGAAAGGGAGTGATTAGATGGGCAAGAAAGGCGGTGGCGGTTCTACTACAACAACGTATAAACCGTCAGCAGAAGAAAAAGCTTTAATGCAGGAACAGTTGAAGTATGTGAAGGCGGTAGAACCGAACGCATTAAAGCTGAACAACGTAGCCGGGAACCTTCTGTATGACTCTCTGGGTGATACGAAGGTAGACTACAACACGCTCATGAACGACGCACTGTCTCAAATCCAGTGGGGCCAGCAGGGCCTTAGAGGACTGGCACAAGGGCAGATACCGACACCCTATCAAGATGCGATGGAGGCCAGCATCAAGAAGGGCGTTCAAGGTTCCATGGGTAATCTCTTGCAGGACATGGGTTCCCGTGGGGTAGTAAACAGTTCCGTCATGGATACGGGCCTTAAAGGCATCAGTGATAGTGCCAGCGACGCTATGGCGCAGAACTGGCAGAATACGGTATCTCAGCTGGCCAATATCTACGGGCAGGATATCGACGCCGCAGGACAGCCGATTGCAACAGCGGCGGCCGCACAGGAAGGCGCACAGCAACCGGCACTCAATCTCTGGAATGCATCGTTGGGCCTCAACGGGGCAACGACCGGGGCATTATCAGCTATCGGCGGAAAAGGGACAACGACACAGAAACAAAGTTCAAGCGGCGGCGGATTATTCGGCGGTATACTCACCGGACTTGCCAGCAATGGTGCTTTATTCTGCTTTGCGCCGGAAACGAAAGTACGCATGGCTGATGGCAAGGAAATTCCGATTGCAGATGTAAAAGCCGGGGATAAAGTCATTTGTCCGCACGAAGACGGTACAGAAACAGAAGAAACCGTCCTACAGACGATGAAGCCACACTATAACGACGTATGGAACCTCGTGTGCAAGGACGGACTGAACACCTACTATGTAAGCGCAACGCTTACACAACCGGTACTGACGGAAACCGACGGATTCGTAGAATTCGGTAAATTGACACTGGGTACGGATATCAAAGGCCGCGGGAAAATCATCAATATGGTATTTTCCGGCGAACGGAAAGTATACGATCTGCAGATATCCGGCGACAACAACTATTACGCAGATGGCTTCATAGCCAAAGGCGGAAGCACGGACAACTGGGTAAAGGAGGAAGCATAAATGGTAAAAAAACAGCCTGACTATTTAACGGCAAGTGCAATGCAGAACTATACCCCATCATACAGTACACAGGCGGTCCCGCAGTTGCAATTTGCACAATATGCCTGGAATGACCCGAAGTTTGCACTCGGCATGCTTCTCGGCAATCTGGGCGGACAGTATTTAGGCTCAAAACTGGAAAAGGACGCGGCACAACGCCAGTTCCGTCAGGATAATCCGACTGCTATTCCGGATGATGCGAAACTGTTCGATACAAACAGCATCCCGACGAATGCGAACGGGAATTATGCAGTCGGTACAGCATACAACAAATTCAACGGGGACAACGGAGTATCCAATGATTTTCTGACAAACCTGCAGAATGTACAGGGGAAACTGCAGTACGACCCAACTACCGGGGCGGCAACCGGATATCAGACGCCGGCATTCCTGCCATCCATGCAGGCACAGAATAACCTGTACGGCTATTACCCGACAGCCGTAGACGGCAACGGGAATATCAAAGATACGAACTTTAGTTTTGCCGATTACCTTAACGGTCAGACGGCTCCGAACGGCGGACAGGGATTACTGAATTTCAGCCAGTTACAGGCCATGGCCGGCGGCAACAACGCGGCTGATAATCCGGTATCGCAGTCTATGGGCGTTCTGCCGACAGCTAATGTGCAGGCCCCTAACCAGTCTGACGCCAGTATCCCGGCCATTACGGGGCGGCTGGGCAATCCTATCAACGGTAGCCTTAATATGAACACAAGTGCGCTCAGCCTTCCGTGGCAGGGAAAATTTGACTACTTAAAAAAAGCCGGTGACGATGTAGCAGCTTCATCGCCAGCAGACGGAACAGCTGCACCCCAGCCAATCAAGGACGAACAGCCCATTAAGAACGAACAGCCGATAAAGGCTGTAGAAGGGCCTATAACGAACGAACAACCCATCAAGGAACAATCTGACCAGACTGGGCAGAAACAGCCGGAAATGGTCGATAATCCGCAATATGTGGCATTGCGTACACTGATGAATAAAGAAAAAGACCCGAAGAAAAAAGCGGCAATGGCGGCGGAACTGAATAACATCCCGGCCAAAGTAGAAAACTGGTCGTGGGGGCCGTCTAATGAAAATACCCGTATCGACATGACAGGCGGCGTACCAGAAAAGTTCAGTGCCGCCGATAGGGAAAACGAATTTGTCCGCAGTGAACTGATGCGGGGTACTCCTGCCAGTGTCATCAATGCCGTAGTAAGCCTTGCCAGACCGCAGTGGCAGGCTAAAGAACAGGCGTATAACCGGTATCAGGAAAGCCAGTTGTATCCGGCCTATTACACTGCCGCCGCACTCGGAAATTATCCAGTCGCCGCACAGATAGCGCAGGGCATGGAACAGTACAATCCGCAGTTGTCCGCCACCATGATAGCAGGCCTGCCGACGGGGCTTAACTTCTACTCGACGCAGGTAGCTAAAGACAAAGCGGCACAAGCACAGCAGTACAAGCAAAAGAACATGCAGTTACAAGGCCGGATTGATTTAGACAAGCTGAAGTTCACGAACGCCGAAAAAGAACGGTTCAAGAAGATGGACTATGCACATCAGCTGGCCATGCTTGAATACAAGATGCGCGAACAGGAACGTATAGCCCAGATGCGGAATGACACGACATTGAAAGCAATTGAATTAAAATCGAAATTAAATGGTGGTTCTGGTCGCGGCTCTAGCGGCGACAAACAACGGTACCAGGAGCTGAAGGACTGGGTTAATAACTTTGAAAAGGCGCATAAAGATGATTCCGATGACACATGGAAGTCTGACCCGGATTATGTAGCACGAAAAGTAGAACTCGACAAATTCACCGAACCGCAATACGACCCCAATAACGCTTCTGACCTGTATCGGTTCGCTTCACGGGCAATCATGAGCGGCAAATATACAAATCAGGAAATTATTAATGCTTTGAACAGTATGAATGATGATATGGCACCTTCTATTATTGGAGATTTGCAGAGTGAAGGATATTTGAAATAGGAGGATTCTATGACCTTAGACGATATTATTAGAAACGCCAACGGCGGGAAACTGGCGTCTGACACAGACAACAGCAATGACACACAACCTCAGGAGCAATCAAATCCCGGCCTGTTTGATAAGATATCCGCTTTCCTGTCTAATGCGGGGCAGGCATATGGAAACGCAGATAATCCCGGTGCAGAGGTTTACTCCCAGACCCCCTATGCCGATAATCTGACGAATGAAGTGCATGACCAGAACATGGCAGACGGGCAGAACATCTATACCGTATTGGCACCAAATTACACACCTCGTCCGCTCGATGACAGCGTATATACCGATATCCCGGGCACACCTGTTGATTTAGGCACACTGGAAGATGAAAGCGTCCGTAACGCCAGAATGCAGGATTCTGCCGATTACATGGCGGCTAACTGGCCCAGACTGTACGGGGCCGGGGCCGGTGCCGTAGAAAACGGGGCTAATGTTGTCGGGGGCATCCAGAATGCACTGGGGCTGGGCGACAGCACTCTGCAAAATGCTGAACAGTTCGAAAAAGGGATGCAGGACTACCGCAAGCAGTGGGACGCAACCTATGGTGACAGTTATTTCCTCAATCCTAATAACTTTGCAAACGATGCAGGGGCAGTGGTAGGTTCATCTGCCCCTATCCTTGCATTGTCCGCAATGACACCGGGGGCCTTAGTAGCAGGCGGCTCCCGTGCCCTTACGGGGGCGTTAAGCCGTGCAGGACTGGGACGCCTTGCCATGTCGAAAGCCGGGCAGGCACTTATCGCCGATACCGTCCGCACACTGCCATCTTCTTCACTGGCTGATTCTCTGTCTGAATATGGCGGAGTCGTTCACGATCTGATGCAAAAAGGCATGAGTGAAGACGAAGCACGGGCGCAGGCGGTACCTATTTTCTACAAGAACATGGCATTAGATACGGCGGTACTGCCGCTTGAACTGGGCATCGCCAAGGGCGGTAAAGGCCTTATTACAGGACTGCTCAAATGGAACGCTGGGGAAAACATGGGGAAGGGCCTTGCCAAAGGGACAGCCCGGACCGGTATCCTTTCCGGACTGAGCGGTATCACAGAAGGGTATCAGGAAGGCGCACAGAACGCGCTGGAGGACCAGACAAAAGGGGAACGTGACGGAGGATGGTATAACCCTGTTACGTGGACGCCAGAAGACTGGAGGTCTGCCCGGGCCGGCTTTGTCGGCGGCGCACTGATGGGTATTCCCGGCAACGTAGCAACGGCATACCGCCCAGACACGAAACAAGCTGACCTCAGCCCGGAAGCACAGACACAAGTACAGGATATCAAGAATACGCTGATGAATGACGCCACTTATGGCAATATGGACAGTGATACGTATAACTCGTATCTCGAACTGGCTAACAGTGGCAATCCGGCGCTCATCAAACTAGCTAATGACTCGCTTGCAAGCTGGAAAGAAAAACAGGGTATATCGACCGACTCGACAGCATCAACGGATATGACCGCCGGGGAAGAACAGGCAGGGCCAGTCAATGCAGAGATGGAAGCCGAAAAGGACCGTATCAGACAGTACCTCAACGACAACACCATTGAACAGATGGGCGGACAGAAAAACTATGACTGGCTGTACAATACGCTCAACAGCACGGACCCGGACGAAGTGCACAAAGCCTATCAGACAGCCGTAGAATCGACAGCTGAAACACAGGAACAGGAAGCCGCCCAGGCCGAACAGCAGGACGAAGAACAACCGACCGGGAACGTATCCATTAACAGCGATAATCCGTTTATCGGGTATGTAGTCAAGGCCGCCAACGACCAAGGCATCGACCCGAAGATAGCATTGGCCATTGCCGCAAGGGAAACCGGCGGCGATGATGTGAACGCTATCAACATGGCCCCGAACGGCGGATTGATGCAGGTAACGGAAGAAAGTGCCAATGATTATGGCGTGAATGACCTGTACCCGGACTGGCGTGACGATCCGGAGCAGAACGCAGAAGCCGGCATGTATATCCTTAAGAAGAAGATAGAGGAACAGGGCGGCGACACATGGGCCGGGGTGCGTGGCTATAACGGCGCAGGAGAAGCGGCAGACCAGTACCTGAACCAGATACAGCAGAACTACGATAATTTGGGCGATATCGGCGGCTCGTCGTGGTCTGGTGGCGTATCCGGATATGACCTGCCGACACAGAGTGATGAAATCACGGCACAGGTGGAAACACTCAAACCGGGATGGAAACAGGCACTCCCTGCAATCGGCGGTATCCTGAATGATATGGGGCTGGCCGACGGCTCTGCTATTTCATCCGCAGGCCGGACAAGCGAACACAATGCAGAGGTTGGCGGAGCTGAACACTCGTACCATATCAACGATGACGAACGGGGCGGCGGTGACGCCGTTGATATCGTCCTGCCTGAAGGTACGACAGAAGAGCAGGCACAGGCCGTACTGGACCGGTTCAAATCGACAGGAGCGTTCAAAGAAGTATTGTTCCATGACGCAGGAAGCGGCTACCATCTCCATCTGGGCGGCTATACCGGCGGCTTGAATGGCATGAATGGCAACGTTGACAGCGACATGTCTGATATCCGTAGACAGCAGGATGCAGAGGACCGGGCCTTTGACGAACAGGAACGGGAAATCAACGATGACTCCCGGGCCGCTATGAATCGTATCATGAACGATAATTCCGTAGAGAACGCCTTTGACGAAACGCAACGTGACACGGAAGCGGCGAAGAAACAGCAGGAAGAAACGCTGAAGACGCTGACCAGCGGTACACAGGAAGAACAGCCAGTACAGACCCCGGAAACAGCTCAGAATCAGCCGCAGAATGTCCCGGATACAACCGTTGATGCGACGGCACCTATTGAACAGCAAACGGCCATCACGGGGGCAAATACGGCAACAAAGACCGCAACAAAGACTGTACAGCAGAATCAGCCTGTACAGTCTGCACCGGCGCAGCCTATCCAGACCCCTGCAGGCACACAGGACCCGCGTATCAATAAAGCCATCCATGACCCGGCCATGCTTAACCTTGTTACCCGGGCAATGAATGGCGATTCGGTGGCCAAAGAGTCTGTTGGAAATCTCAATCAGAACATCGTGGATGCAGTGCAACAGCACATTATTGCAACGGCACTGAATGCGCACCAACAGCGGATAGCTAAAGCACCAGCGGGAAAGACAGAAACTATCCTGTCAGACGATGTAAAGACCGAATACCCGGCACAATACAAGATTGTATCGGCGGACGATATCACGCCATCCAATAATACAGACGGCTCTGTCAACGCCTTCTATCCCCAGCAGTATCAGCCCCGTGACCGTACCCGTGCAGGAATGCGTAAACAGGTGGAAGATATGGCCAACAACCTGAATCCGTCTGCCCTGGGAACATCCAGTAACGCCAATATGGGCGCCCCTGTCATCAACAGTCAAGGCGTTGTCCTGAATGGCAATGGCCGTACCATGGCACTTAAATCCGTATACAAAGGGAAGCCGAAACAGATTAAAGCATATAAAGACTTCCTTAAACAGAATGCCAAGTCTCTGGGAATCGACCCGGCAACGATTGACGGTGTTAAGAATCCGGTACTCGTCCGTCAGGTAGCAGATGATGCACCAGTGCAGGATATCATCAACAGCAAGGCCGGTGGTTCGCAGATGAGCGCAGGAGAAACTGCAAAGAAAGACGCCGACAGAATCAAGCAGTCAACACTGCAACTGGCGTCTGACAGCGGGGACCTCACGCAGGAAAGCAACCGGAAGTTCGTAAACTCTGTATTGAAAGACGTTGCCAGCCCGGAAGAACTGAATACGCTGTATACCAAGACCGGCAAAATCAGTCAGGCCGGCATTACCCGCGTCAAGAACGCAGTATTCGCCAAGGCATATGGTGACGACTATCTGCTTACCAAGATGAGTGAATCGACGGACAATAATATCCGTAACGTCATGAACGCCATGTTGTCGGTGGCCCCGAAAGTGGCAATGCTGAATGACGGAATGGGGAAAGAGCTGTTCTATTCTTATCCGTTATCTGACGTAATTTCCGGCTCAGCCAAGACGCTTATCGGTTTACGGGAGCAGAATAAACCTGTAAAATTCTATTTAGAAGAAACGTCACTGATATCGGAAAGCGAAAACCAGGACAGTATCAATGACGTATTGCGGTTCATTGACAGGAACAAACGCAGTGGAAAAACGATTACAGCGTTCTTCAATGAAATGTGCAATGAAATCGAATTGCAGGGGCATCCGGACCAGGGCGCATTGATCGCATCGGAGAACCCGACCATGGAAGAAGTCATCAACATTGCCGAAAGGAAGGTTGAAAACAATGGAGTACAATCGTTATTTGACGCCGGAAGAAGTGAAGGAAATCAGAAGGACACGGCCAGTGGAAGAATGGCCGACGGGGTACTGCCGGGTACGTCCGCAGGTACTGAAACGAATGCTGGCACTAATGGAAGCGAACGAAAAGAAGAAAGAGCAGGAAAAACAGAAAGCAGACCAGAAGTAGCGGAAGGAGAAGCCAATGAAGAAAACACCGAAAGTAACAATGTCAACACCGAACCTCAGCAAACTGAAAGTAAAAACACGGAAAGTACCCATGCCGAAGAAGGTCCCGAAAGTGACGTACAAGAAGAAATAAGTAAATTCCATAATGTACTGGATGACGAAAAATCAACGCCAAAACAGATTGTAAGAGCCTATAGAAGCATCGTTGATAAAGTCATAACAAATGCCAACGGGAATAGCGAAAATGCCAAAATAGGGGATAAAATCGTAACGGATGAATACCGGACTTTGACTGATTCCCCGCGTCGGAATACATTCGACGGGTACTGGCATGAAGCCGCTATCATCAATGCAGAAGCTCACAAGAAATTGCGTGCTATCATCAAGACTGCAGGTGTAAAAACCAAAGAAGCACCATCATCTCAAGGAATTGCCCCTTATAAACAAGCCGTAGATGATATCATGGATAAGCTGGCTCATAAGAAGCTCACCCCGACGCAGGCTATCAATAAACTTAAAACCGTTATAAAGGACGCTAATGCCGCACGTTGGGGGCAATTCGACGCCATGGAATCCATTAAGTCAAACGAAAAATTGTCGTTCGATGGCTATACCGCGGCAAGCAATTTGGCCAACGACGCCATTAGCAAGGTCAACGACATACGTCTAGAAGCTACCCGGAAACGCAAGGAACACCAGAGGCTGGCGGAACAGCCCAAAGAAGATATTCGTTTCGGACCGGTTGAAGAAGCTGAAAAAGCCGTTATGGAAGCGTTTGGTGTAAAAGAACACAAAAAGCCTGAGTTGAAGAAACCGACCATCGGCACGCCAATAACGCAGAAGCGGAAGATACTGTCACAAGAAACGACAACGAAAACATTCAAGTTTGTTGATGACAGTGACAAGGCACTCGAAGATGCAAAGAAAGCGTTTCTGAACGAACTGAATAACATCAGTGCCAATCCGTTATTTAATCCCAATCTGATTTACTATGGCCTGAAAATTGGCGCAATCCACATCCAACGAGGTATGAACACGTTTGCCGATTGGGTAACCGGCATGAAAGAAACACTTCCGCAGAGCGAACCGTTCCTTACTTCTATATGGGATGCGTTAAAGACGATGCCGAATGACGTAAAATTTGATGAAAAGAAATTGACGGCGGCCATACGGTATGTTGGATCTATGTATGACCATGGCATCACGGATAAAGTAGATTTGCGTAAACGATTCATTGCTACGTTAGGGGTACGGAATGCAAAATATTTTGAATCGGTATACAATGCAGTTATAAAGTATCCCAGTGCTGAAGAACTGAAGGGAGTAATGAACCATGTTAATAGCAACATTTCCGAATTGGCTCCACGAATTGGCGAAGGGGCCAGTGAAAACGCAGTGGGGGAAGGTCGTATTCAGGGCAGAACAGCCGTGCGAAGAAGCCGACAAGATACTGCACCGGCAGGAAAAGAATCCCCAAAACAGGGAATGGGCCATGATCGCGTTCCAGGTGGTAGCTCCGTTACTGGCCGAACGACTGGCAATAGCAGAGTACAAACTCAAGAATCCAAGGATAGCACCGGAAGCACCGGAAGTATTGAATTATCAGGAAGCGCTAGAGCTGGCCTTGAGCGAGTTCCCGACGATGACAAAAGACGACCTGACGAACTTGTTAGAGCTGCTCAAAACAGACCCCAGCATGAAGACCCTGTAGAAAAAGCACAGAAAGAACAGAAGGATAAACGCCTCGACGAAATCAAGAAGGCCCTGCCTATGCTCTTGCCTCAGCAGGCAGAAGATGTGTGCATTGCTGAAACCCGATTCAAAGACCATAGCGGCATGATGTTCACCAACGGCACGGGGACAGGCAAGACCTACACCGGGTTAGGTGTTGTCAAACGCTTTGTCGATGCTGGTAAAAAGGACATCCTCGTCATTGCGCCGTCCGACGGTATCCTTAAACAGTGGGAAGAAGCCGCCGCAAAAGATTTCGGTATCACCTTAACCCGACTTAACAGCACCAAGGATGCAGGGGAAGGGGCCGTTACGGCTACGTATGCCAATGTTGGTACCAATCGGGCGCTCGTCAACCGCGATTTTGACCTCGTAATCACCGACGAATCGCATAACCTTATGGGGAGTGAATCGGCTAAGCCGACAGAAGCCCTACAGCTTGTTCGCGCAGTTACGGGTAACAAAGACGGGTTCGTGCGGTATCACCATGACAAGCACCTGGAAATTTCAAGCAAGATTGATAAGGCGCTTGAAGAAATCAAAAAGCTCCGTAAACGTGACAGCCAAATCGACAAGGCACGCCAAGAAACCCGTGACCCGGAATTAGATGATGAATCACGCAAAATCAGTGACAAAATCGAAGAGCTTGAAGAAGATGTAAGCAAATGGCATGAAAAATTAGAAGCGTTCAATAGTGCTGACGAAAAAGCCTTTGCTAAAAAACGTCCTTCTAAGGTCCTGTTTCTGTCGGCGACACCGTTCCAGTATGTATCCGACCTGGACTATGCGAATGGGTATCTGTTCGATTACGCTGATTATGGCCCTATGGAACAGCAGGGGTATAACCAGGCTAACGGCCGGGAAAACTTCTATATGGAAAATTTCGGCTATAAGATGCGCTACAATCGCCTAGAAAAGCCCGGTGCTGATGTAGATACTGACTTGATGGAACGGGAATTCAACCGCAAGATGGTGGAATCCGGGGCCATGCACGGCCGTATGCTGTCATCTAGCTATGATTATGACCGTGGATTTATCCGTATCGACGCAGGCGTAGGGGAGAAAATCGACAAAGGCTTTGAGTGGTTACGGAACCAGCCTAAATACAGCGAATTAAGCAACTTCCTTAGAATGCGGTTTAAGGGCCAGCAAAAATACTATTTGTTGGAAGCCATAAAAGCCAAGCAGGCCATTCCGCTTATCAAGGAATACATCAACAGCGGCAAGAAAGTTGTTGTTTTCCATAATTTCAATAAGGGTGGCGCGGACAATCCATTTGTAATTAGTAGGGAGGGCATGGACCATCTGGAACGGTTGAGCGGAGAATTGGCTAACCATATCTTTGAACAGTATCACGAATTCCAGACAGAACGGCCAGACCTCATCGGCCTTGACTTGAATAGCCTTGAATCTCCAATCAAAACGCTTTCCAAGGCGTTCGGGGACGAATTGGTCCTATACAACGGCATTCTCAGTAAAAGCGACCGGGAAAAGAATAAGAAAGCGTTCAACGACGACGATAGCAAGGTAAAAGTCATCCTTGTACAGTCTGCCGCCGGGCAGGCTGGCGTATCACTGCATGATACAACGGGTAAGCATCAGCGTGTCCTCATCAATTTAGGACTCCCGACACGTCCTAGTGAAGCTATCCAGCAGGAAGGCCGTATCTACCGGGTAGGTAATAAATCAAACGCCATTTTCCGCTATCTCAATACCGGGACGTACATGGAACAGACGGCCTTTGCTACGAAGTTGGCGGAACGTGCCGGGACGGTTGAAAATATCGCATTGGGTGAAATGGCCCGGTCACTGAAACAAGCCTACGTCGAAGCCTTTGAAGAATCGCAGGAAGGCGATGAATGGAAGAAATATCTGCCGGGGAGTAAGACGGAAGGCACAGGTGGTAAGGATAATGACTATCGGCAGGAAAAGACAACCGACTTTGACCGTGCCAAGGCTGTCTATTTCGGAAAACAGAAGAAGAACAGCCGTACCAAGTCGAGGGAAGGTGTCGATTACTTTGCGACGCCCGAACCAATCGGCTATAAAATGGTGCAGTGGTTACAGGCTAAACCTGGACAAGGCCTGCTTGAACCATCGGCCGGCGACGGGGCTATCGCCCGTTGGATGCCCGACAACACGTATAATACTGTTGTTGAGCCGTCCCGGGATTTGACACCTAAGCTCATGCGTAACGTTGCCGGGGCTAAAGTCGTCGAAAGCACCTTTGAAAACTTTGACCTTCATAACAAATTCGATGGTATCGCCATGAACCCGCCGTTCGGCCATGGCGGCAAGACAGCCGTCGAACACGTAGCGAAAGCCTACCAGCACTTGAAGGACGGTGGCCGCCTTATTGCAATCATCCCAGACGGCTCAGCCTGCCAGAAACATTTCGATAAATGGTTCTATGGAAACCCGGAAGCCAAACACAAGGAAGATAGAGGCGTTGCCGACGGCGTACTGATGGCCGACATTCGCCTTCCGTCCGTTACTTTTAACCGGGCGGGTACCAGTGTCAACACCCGTATGGTAGTGATTGATAAGTATACTGACGAAGGGACGCGTCAGATTGCTAGCGCGGAATCAAAGGGCAGTATCGACATTTCTGTCGATGACGTAAACGAACTGTTTGACAGAATTGAAGATATGAACATGCCGGAACGCCTCGATATATCGGACGAAAAGAAACAGGCATCTATCCGCAATGTAAGCCAGCAGCTGTACCGCTCCAAGGAAGACTTGAAAGCGGAAATCAAGGAAGCGTTCCCGAACGCAAAAGAAATCAAGGACGAAGGCGAACGCATGACTTTCACCATGCCGAATGGCTCCTATATCGTCGTTGATATGAAAAATGAAATCGTTCTGACAGATAAAGAACTGGCGCAGGCGAAGAAAGACCACCATATCGACGATAACGGCAATGTCGTTGTCGAAGGCTATGCAGAAGCACGAGGGAAAGACGCCTATATCGCATTGGCTCAGGGAAGCCGTGAAGGTACTGGATTCCATGAAGCCTATCATATCGCAGAAGATGCAGTTCTGACCGACCGTGAAAAAGCGGCTATCAAGAAAGCTATCCCAGATGCCGAAGAACGCGCCGACAAGTATGCTGAATGGGTAGAAGCCCGTAAGCATGGACGCGGCACGGCATGGGGCAAACTGTTCCAGAAAATCAAGGATTTTGCCATGAAGATGAAGACAATATTCACTGGAGCAGAGAACGTACATAACGTATTCCGCAAGATTGAATCCGGCGAAGTCTGGGAACGGAATGCGAACGGACAGAACAGCGTACGCCGGTATTCTGTTGCCAATGATGAACAGCAGACCGTCAAGCCGCAAGATATCATCACGGCCATTAATGACATTGTTCATATTTATGAAGGCAGTAAACTTACTGCAAAGGAACGGGAAGAACTCAAAAAAGCAAGCAAGTTTGACCCGGACCACAAGCAAGCCGACCGTCCGCAAGCTACAGAGCTGTACGACAGACGGGCAAAAGCCGGATTCAATCGCATGGGGTACTTTAACATGAGCAACTATGGCCGTATCCTGGCACTGCACCTTGATAATGTAATGGGCCTTAAAGGCAACCTTGAACTGACGAGAAAATCCATTGAACGACAGAATAAGAACGCCGCTGAAGCCAAGCTAAACGGAGTCAAGGAAGAAAAATTATCTCCGTCACAGGCACGGCAACGGGCTGTCATGGATTTTGGTGCCATGATGATTCGCAATCCGGAACTGGCGCGCGAAACCTATCCGGAATATGCAAAGATTTTCGATGAAGGACTTTCCAATCATCCGGATCTAAAAGAAAAGCTCGACCGTGTAATCAAACTCAATGAGACTTATCAGGGGCAGACAGCGGCGCAAAGAGCCAGCGGAAGCATAGCCGCTGAAAAGGAAAAAACAAAACTCCGTAGCAATCCAAAAAAATGGTTGCATGAACACTTCACACGCTTCTATACGGGATGGGTAGATGATAAAAATATATTCTCTCAAGTCGTTGCGAGAGCAGAAGCGGAACTGGGGCATAAACTAGCTTATGACTACAACGTTCATAAGCAAGCACAAATGGCACTCAATCTTGCATCCAGCCGGGCATTGTTGTTCCTTACTGGTGGCAAGGACACTAAGACTACGTACAAAGTCCTCAATACAATCTATGGCAATGCCATCACGAAAGCCGTGACAATGAAAGATATCATGGACGAACTGAACAAGGTATCTAAAGAGGACGTAGCCAAGACGGGAGCGGATAATGCTTATGATGCCCTGGGAAATTATTTAATCGCCATGCGTACGGAAGAATTGGAAAAGCGGTATCACGACGCTTATGCCCGGTCTGCCGGATTTGATGAAGAAGGTACGCAGGAAATCATTAAGAACACTCCTGAAAGCATTCGCAAGATTGCTCAAATGTATTGGGATATCAATACAAACGTAGTGAACATCCTACAGCAACAGGGGCTTATTTCTAAGGAACTTGCAGGTAAACTCCGTAAGTATAAGCACTATTGCCCGATGTACCGTGACATGTCAGACGGCATTACGGATATGGATGAAATGATCGCCAGTATCGGGATGTTCAATAATGGCGGCGGATATGCCAATATTAACAACGGTATCAAGCGGATTGAAGGGGGAGGAAAGCGGCCTATCCTCGACCCGATAACGTCACTGTCACAGATGTCCGTATCCATGATAAGCAAATGCGAACGGAATAATGTTGCTAAAACGTTCGTCAAATTAGGGCAGGATTTTGCCGGGCTGGGAGATATCGTTGTCCGTGACCCGACTCTGCAACATGCCGACCCGACGGCATTCGCCTTCACGGTATGGCAGAACGGAAAACAGGTGGTGTACAGGACGACTCCTGAAATCTATGATGCCCTGACACACATGGATTCCAATTCAGCCAGTGCCGTTCTGGGCATTGCCCGTAACATCGCGCATACCTTGCGTACCGGGGCAACAATCAGTCCGTCGTTCATCGTCCGTAACTTCCTTCGTGATACCATGTCGGCAACGGTAAACTCCAAGACAGGGTTTAAACCTATTGTTGACAGCGTCCGAGGCGCGTGGAAACTGCACTTTGATAAGAATTTTTCCGCTGAATATCACGCAAGCGGTGCCAGCATGTCAACGTACATGAGAGCAGATGCAGATAGCAGCCGTAACCTCACCAAGGAATTACTGGGACATAAGTACGACTCGTACCCGGTTGTTGTTAAACAGGTACGTCAGCTTATCGGATATGCATGGAATAAGTACGAAAAATTCGGCAATCTCATCGAAGACAGTACCCGTGCAGGTGAGTTTATGCGTGCAAGGAAGAAAGGCATGTCGATTGACCAGTCTGGCCAGTTGGCACGTGATATCACACTGGACTTCTCACGCCATGGCAAACGGGGGCAGGAAGTCAATAAATACGTCCCATTCTTTAATGCAACGATTCAGGGCACGGACAAATTCATCCGCACATTCAAGGAAAATCCAATGCGTGCAATACTCACCACTACCGCATCTATTATCCTGCCGTCGCTGATTCTTTGGGCTAAAAATCATGACGACGATTGGTATAAGGAACTCGACGAAAACACGAAATACACAAACTGGTGTATCAATCTGGGCAACGGAGCGCATCTGCTCATACCGAAACCGCAGGAAGTTGGTATCTTGTTTGGTTCCGGCGTTGAAGCGGTGCTGAATCAGTTGACAGGCACAGACCCGCACGGAATGAAAAAATGGGCTAAACAGTATGCAGAAGCGGTTACCCCTAGCCTGTATCCTGCCGTTGTCCGTCCGCTCATCGAATGGATGACGAATTACTCATTCTGGACTGGCCGTCACCTGATTCCGACTGGATTAGAGAAAGCGCCGTCTGAAATGCAGTTCACCAGCTATACCAGTGAATTGGCCAAGTCGCTGGGTGATACCTGGCTTGCAAAAAGCATTAAGTTGTCTCCTATTGCCATTGATAACTGGATTAGTGGATGGTTTGGCAGTGCAGGACGATTCCTTGCCAATATGCTCAACGATCCGATAAACTACGTAAAAGGCAACAGCCGTCCTCCAGAACCAGCGAAATATTGGTATGAAATGCCATTTATTGGTTCTTTCATTCGCCAGAACGGCCAGAACAGCGAATATATCAACCGGATGTATGAAATACAAAAAGAAATGAGCGACGACTACGAACGTTCTGACGCTGGGAAACAGCGCAAGAGTAAGAAAGGCTCATCGAACAAGCCGAAAGGATTGCAACAGGTCAATACCGCTGTAAGTTCGGTATCGAAAATCAACAAAGAAATCAAGGACATTCGTAACGATCCGAAAAAGGACCCCGACCAGAAACGTCGGGAAATAGATATCCGGCGTGAAAAAATCAATGCCCTTGCAAAGAAAGTCGTAATAACGTTCGATAGATAAAAAGAAGGCACACTGTCCGCAATGGATGGTGTGCCTTTTGTCGTTCCTGCCGTCAAAAAATCGTCAAAAATAACTGGTGAAATATGAGTAAACAGAGTAAAATGTGATTATTAAATGATTTATAAAGGGAATCACCACCGCTTATTTAATCATATTTGGCAAAAAAAGAGACATTTATGTAATTTCCTGTTATACTAAATAA